AAAAAGATTCGGGAGGGTCTCGCTACTTTACAAATAGAGATAACTTTCACAGGTTACGTTTATATGCAAGAGGCGAACAAAGCATTAAAAAATATAAAGACGAGTTATCTATTAATGGTGATTTGTCATATTTAAATTTAGATTGGAAACCAGTTCCAATTATTCCAAAATTTGTAGATATAGTTGTTAATGGTATTGCAGATAGAGGTTATGATTTAAAAGCATTTTCAATAGATAATATAGCTACGGAGGAAAGAACTAAGTATGTTAACAGTATACTTAGAGACATGAACAATAGTGAATTATTCGATTCAATTCAAAATAATTTGAATGTGAATATGTACGAAAATGATAAAGAAAATTTGCCAGAGAATAATCAAGAACTAGAATTGCACATGCAACTTGATTACAAACAATCTGTTGAAATAGCTGAGGAACAAGCTATAAATAATGTATTTGAATTAAATAAGTACGATTTATTAAAAAAACGATTAGATTATGATATTGCTGTTCTAGGTATAGGCTGTGTTAAAAACAGTTTCAATACAGCAGAAGGTATTAAATTAGATTATGTAGATCCTTCTGATATTGTTTATTCTTATACAGAGTCGCCTTATTTTGATGATATTTATTACGTTGGAGAAATAAGAAGAGTTAGTATAGTTGAGTTAAAGAAGCAATACCCAGAATTAACATTAGAAGATATAGAAGAGATTGAAGGCAAAGGAAAAAGTTCTTTGCTTTATAATCAAGCTGGTGTTGACTCTGCTGATAAAAATTATGTATACGTATTATATTTTGAATATAAAACATTTGAAGATCAAATATATAAAATAAAAGAAACTAGTTCTGGTGCTGATAAAGCTATTAAAAAAGATAGTAACTTTAATCCGCCTAAAGACGCAAGGGCAAGGTTTAAGAAAGCTGAAAGATCAATAGAATGCTTGTACGAGGGTGCAAAAATTGTTGGATACGAAAAAATGCTAAAATGGACTAAGGCAGAAAATATGACAAGGCCTAAGTCTGATATTACAAAAGTACAAATGAGTTATAATATTGTGGCTCCTAGAATGTACAAAGGTAGAATGGAATCTTTAGTAAGCAGAATGACATCATTTGCTGATATGATTCAAATAACACACTTAAAACTACAGCAAGTATTATCAAGAATGGTTCCTGACGGTGTTTATTTAGACGCAGATGGTTTAGCTGAAGTTGATTTAGGTAACGGAACAAATTATAATCCACAGGAAGCGTTAAACATGTACTTCCAAACTGGTTCAGTTATTGGCAGATCTATGACGCAAGATGGAGAATTTAATAATGGTAAAATACCAATACAAGAATTAAGAACTGGCGCTGGTGGGTCTAAAATACAAAGTTTAATACAATCTTACAACTACTATCTACAAATGATGAGAGATGTAACTGGTTTAAATGAAGCAAGAGATGGTAGCACTCCAGATAAAAATGCTTTAGTGGGAATACAAAAATTAGCTGCTGCAAATTCAAACACGGCAACAAGACATGTATTACAGGCTGGTCTATATTTAACATTAAAGTCTGCTGAAGCAGTTGCCTTAAGAATATCAGATGTATTAGAATTTTCAAAAACTAAGAATTCTTTCATACAATCATTAGGCAAGTTCAATGTAGGAGCGTTAGAAGAAATGAAAGAATTACACTTGCATGATTTTGGTATATTCTTACAATTAACACCAGACGAAGAAGAAAAGCAATTATTAGAAAATAATATTCAAATGGCAATAGCTCAAAAACAAATAGAGCTTGAAGATGCAATTGATGTTAGAGAAATAAATAATTTAAAATTAGCTAATCAACTTTTAAAATTAAGAAGGAAAAAGAAATTTGAAAAAGACAGAAAAATTCAAATGGAAAACATCCAAGCACAATCGCAAGCTAACGCTCAATCAGCTCAAGCAGGAGCCGCCGCAGAAATACAAAAACAACAAGGTATTGCGGAAAGCAAAGTCCAACTTGCACAAGCACAATCACAGTTTGATATTGCAAAACTTGAAAGAGAAGCAGAAATCAAAAAAGAACTAATGGAGTTTGAATTTCAGCTTAATATGAAGCTTAAAGAGCAGGACAATCAGGTGATTAATAAAAAAGAAGAGTATAAAGAAGATCGTAAAGATAAAAGAACAAAAATACAAGCTTCACAGCAAAGTGAACTTATAGACCAGAGAAAATCTGGTAAAGCACCTAAAAACTTTGAATCCGCTGGATTTGATAACTTAGGTGGATTTGGGTTAGAGCAATTTGACCCTAGATAAACAATTAACCAATTATATTTTATTATGTCAGAAAACATTAAAGCTAAGGTTTTAGATGATCAAGAATTGTCTATAGCCGAAAAAGAAGCTAGTGTACAGAAAATTCCTATGAATGAAGATGGTGATTATACTGTGGATTTAGCAAAAAAACCAGAACCTGAGGCTGTTGAAGAAAAGCAACCAGAGGCTGAAGTTCAGGAAGAACAAAAAGAAGAGCCTGTATTAGAGGAAATTATTGAAGATGAAAAAGATAACACTAACGAGGAAGGATTGGATGGAAGCACTGAAGCTGCCGACACCGCACCGGAACCTAAAGAAGTATTACAGGAAGAAAAAACACAAGAACCTGAAGTAAACTTACCAGAAGGAATACAAGACCTAGTTAAGTTTATGGAAGAAACCGGTGGTAGTATTGAAGATTTTAGCAGATTAAATGCTGATTACTCGAATGTAGATGAAAATACTTTATTAAGAGAATACTACAAACAAACAAAACCTCATTTAAGTTATGATGAAATATCGTTTTTATTAGACGATAAATTTTCATTTGACGCAGAAATTGATGAGGAAAGAGATATTAAAAGAAAAAAACTTGCTCTTAAAGAGGAAGTCGCAAATGCCAATAAGTTTTTAAATGAAACTAAGGAGAAATATTACAGGGAGGTCAAGTTGGGCTCTAAGTTAGCTCCTGAACAGCAAAAAGCTATTGAATTTTTTGACAGATACAATAAAGAGCAACAATCGGCTGAAGATTTATTAAAGCAGCAAACACAACATTTTGAACAAGAAACTAGTAAAGTTTTTAGTGAAGATTTTAAAGGTTTTAATTTCGACGTAGGAGACAAGAAATACAGGTTTAATGTTAAAGATGTTAATAAAGTAAAAGAAACTCAAGGTGATTTATTGAATGTTTTCAATAAATATGTTGGTGACAATAAAATGTTACAGGACGCTGGAGGTTACCATAAAGCTTTATTTGCCGCATCAAATCCCGACAAAATAGCCAATCATTTTTACGAACAAGGCAAAGCTGACGCAATTAAACAATTAACTGCAGACGCTAAAAACATCAACATGGATCCTAGAAAAACTTCTGAGGGGTATGTTGAGGCTGGAGGTATTAAAGTAAAAGCTATTTCTGGGGACGATAATTCAAAGCTAAAATTTAAACTTAAGAATTATTAATTAAAACTATTTTAAAAAATGGCAAACGACGTATCATTCTCTGGCTTAACGGCTGGAGTACTATCTCCTGCGATGACAAAAAACATTGGAGCGCAAGGAGCTTACCTAGACATTCAAAATAATGGATGGGCAAAACAATACTTACCTGAGCTTTACGAAAGTGAAGTACAGAGATATGGAAACAGAACTATTTCTGGATTCCTTTCACAAATTAGCGCAGAAATGCCTATGTCATCTGATCAAGTTATCTGGTCTGAACAGGGTAGACTGCATATTTCATACCAAGCAACTGTAGCAACAGGAACTGGAGCATTATCTGCTATAAAAGATATAGATAATGTAAGTGGTTCTGATATTGCTCATTCATTGAGAGTTGGTAATACGGTTGTGTGTGAAGTGCAAGGCAAAGAATTTAAAGGATTTGTTCAATCTGTTGGAGCTAACCCGGTAATTATACCTTATTCGGTTGCAACTGTTGGGGATATAGCTGGCGTAACAGATGATTCAAACCAAACTATTAAACTATTTGTTTACGGTTCGGAATTTAAAAAAGGAACTGCTGGAATGACTGAGGCTGTAGAGCCTGGGTTCAAAACTTTCACTAACAAACCAATGATTATTAAAGATCACTTTGAAATCGATGGTTCTGATACTGCTCAAATCGGGTGGATCGAAGTAAGTGGAGAGCAAGGACAATCAGGATATTTATGGTACTTAAAATCTTCTGCTGATACAAAAGCAAGATTTGATGACTATTTAGAAATGATTGCGGTTGAATCTGAAAAATCAGGTAGTGGCGCTCATGCAGACATTCCTGAAGGATCTCAAGGACTACTTTCTGCTATTGGAGAAAGAGGAATTGTATCTACAGACCAATTCAACGCTGGAACAACTGGTGCTGATCAATTAGCTGAATTTGACTTATTATTAAAAGAATTAGACAAACAAGGTGCGATTGAGGAAAATATGATGTTTTTAGATAGAGATGCAAATCTTTATATAGATGACTTATTAGCTGGATTATCATCTGGAGCACAAGGTGGTACTGCTTATGGAGTATTTAACAACTCTGAAGACATGGCATTAAACCTTGGATTCACAGGATTTAGAAGAGGTTCTTATGACTTCTACAAAACTGACTGGAAATATCTTAACGATAAATCAACAAGAGGTAATGTAGGAACTTTAAAAGGACTTTTAATTCCTGCTGGAACATCTTCAGTATATGATCAAAACTTAGGAAGCAATGTAAGAAGACCGTTCTTACACGTACGTTACAGAGCTTCTCAAGCAGACGATAGAAAATTAAAGTCTTGGGTTACTGGATCTGTTGGCGGAGCGCAAACAACTGGTGATGACAAAATGGAAATTCACTATCTTTCAGAAAGATGTTTAGTAGTACAAGCTGCAAACAACTTTATGAAATTTATCTAAATTTTTTGTAATAGTTACCCTCGTTATTATAACGGGGGTGGTTATTACTTTTATTAATTATATTATATTATATCATGAAAAACAAAGAAAAAATAAAAGAAGTTAAACCTAAATGGGAAATTAAAAATAGACTATATGAGTTGTCAACATCAGAAACACCAATAGTTTATATGTTAAAATCAAAAAATATTTTATGGTTTGACGAAGAAAAAGGGTACGAAAGAGAACTTAAATATTGTGAAAATCAAAAAACAGTATTTGCAGATGAAATGAAAGGCCCAGAAAGATTATCACACATAGCTTTTAGAGATGGCAAGTTGCATGTACCAAAAGAGAAGCAGATACTGCAAAAATTTTTATCTATGCATCCCTTCAATGGTACAAGTTTTGTTGAATACAATCCTGTTAAAGAAGCTGAAGATGATTTGGATTTAATTGAATTTGAAATAAAAGCTTTAACAACTGCACAAGGCATCGATATAGATCAAGCAGAAGCAATATTGAGAACAGAATTAGGCGATAAAGTATCTAAGATGACTTCTAAAGAGCTTAAAAGAGATTTATTATTATTTGCTAGAAACAATCCAGAATTGTTCTTAGAATTGGCAAATGACGATAACATAAATATCAGGAATATTGGTATAAAAGCTGTTGAAAATAATATTATTTCATTATCAAATGACCAAAGAACATTTAGGTGGGTTTCTAATGACAGAAAACTTATAACAGTTCCGTTTGATGAAAATCCATATTCAGCATTAGCAGCATACTTTAAAACCGATGAAGGTATTGAGGTATATCAAACAGTTGAAAAGAAATTAAAATAAAATGCTTATAGTGGTTAGGCCGCAAATAAGCGGCTTAATCATTATATAAATAAATATAAATGGCAATATCAGTAAATAAAGTATACAGAACTGTCCTTTCAATTATGAATAAAGAAGGAAGAGGGTTTTTAACACCGGATCAATTTAATAGAATTGGCAGACAAGTACAGCTCGATCTATTGGAAAGGGCATTTTTTGATTATAACAGAGCCACTAATAAAGAAAAAGCTAATGTAACTAACAATGAATACGGTAATATTCCTAAGAATATAAAAGAAAAAATTGATATTTTTTCAAAAGAAGCTGAATTAGTTATTGTTAATAAAAATGCATTAAAACCTGGACTTGATGTTAGAACTGGCAGGGCAGGAGCGAGTGTTCCCACATCTGTAACAGCGGGTGTGTATAGCAACATTGCTACAACATCTACTGGAAGTGGAACAGGGCTAACCGTCACGGTGGTTACTACAGGAAATGATTTTAGTGTTTCAACAATATTAGTTACAAACGGAGGAACAGGGTATGCGGCCAATGATGTTATAACTATTCCCCAAGCTTCAATGACTGGTGCAAGTTCTGATTATACTTTCCCAGTATTAAGCACAGATATTGTTATTGGCAATATTGATTTACCAAGTGATTTATATAGGGTAATAAATTTATCTAGACTTGATAGATCTGTAAATTTTGAACAAGTTGAAAAATCTGAATATACATAC